CGTCACTTAGAAGAAAATGGTTATTTATGTAGAGGTCGAGTTAGAAATGAAAAAGGACAGCTTAAAGGAAGCAAGTGGCTTTTATCAGAAACTCCAAAAAAAGAATGGAGTGAATATTATAAAAAGAAATGCGAAAAAAGAAAGAAAAAGCCTAAAGTGGAAAAACCAATACAGGCTAAGCCTAAACAGGCTGAACCTAAACAGGAAAATCCAGGACTACTAAATACTAACCAAACTAAATACTCACCTAACAAAATAAAGAACTTTACTAAATCTCTCTCTAAAGAAGAGAGGGAGAGAGATAAAAATCTAATTGATATATTAATCAATCATTTAAATAATACTGCTGAATTGTGGCACAGAGAACCAATTATTTTTTCTGAGAATGAATACAGTAGGTTAATTAAAGCAGTACATGGTAAAGATCCAAGATTATTAAAAGAAATTGCTGAGAAAACAGTAGTTAACAGTGAACAATATCCGCAAGGCTATTTGCTGAACTGTATCAAGAATTTACCAGATGTGAAAGAAGAGAGTGCATGATGGATAAATACATTTATAGCAAATCATGGTATGGACGTCGAATAGTTGTTAAACAGTTAGCGTATGAGGATATAGGTCCATACTTTGCAGGATACATCGAATTAAAGAAAGATGATCCTAAGGATTGGTTGAGACATGCTGGAGTGGGAGATCAGGATTATTTTTATGGAGTTGATCCTTTTACTTCGTTTCCAGGATGCCCTACATTTGCTGGATATCTATTAGATGATGAACATCATATCTACGTTGGCTTTGATACGCAAGAATTTGCAGCTGCATACAACAGGGATGATTGCATTGAAATTTTAAAAGAGGTAGCCAAAAAATTAGCATCCCACAATAAATAGAAATTAAGAAAGGCAAGAAGAAAAAATGGGAAGATACAATTTTAAAAACTATGAGTACAGCAAAAAAGATAATTTAAACAGTAATTTGGATATTAATAAGCTTTCTAAGGAACTAGTTAACAGGCCATTAAACTCATCATATCGAAAGAATGATTCTTACAAAGTGGGAGTTGTCTTATATTTTATGAGTGGCCAAACATATAAGACACCAGAATTTACAGTTGACGATATTTATGATGCACTGCAACGAAATAAACGCTGGCTTGATCAAGAAAATGGCGGAGCAATTAATCTAGGCTATGTTGTAAGATACAGTACTTATAAGTTTTATGAAAGGTCAGAACATGGTAGAGCTTAAGTTTGCATGGAGAAAAGAAAAGCGTGAGGGTTTACCTAAAGAAGATCAGGAAGATCTTAGTTTAGATCATCAGAATATAAAGGTAGCACGCAACGAGTTATTTTTTATCATACTAAATGTGGAAAAGAATGGGCACCAATTGCAGGAGAGGTTATGTATAAAAATTCTCACTGTCCTTGTACTTCTAAATTTAGAAATCATGATTATGGGTGTAATAGAGTTGATAAATTTCTTGAATCTCATAATTGTAAAAGAATTGGTGAATATAAAGATATGAAACACCCCATTAAAATATTTTCTGAAAAATGTAAACATACTTTTCTTAGAACACCAGATATTCTTCTTAATCAAAAAGCTGGAGCTAAATGCCCAATTTGTAGGAAAAAGCCTGCCAGATTTCAAATTAGCAACTTTATGAAAGAAGAAATTAAATGGAGAAAATCTAAAGGATTTACTCAGAAAGATGTTGGGGATCTTATACATTGTTGCGATCATCTAATATCAGATTTTGAAAATGGGCATAAAAGACCATCAAAGAAGCAAATTGCTGAAATTAAAAATTATATGGAAGCTTTGACTATTGGGGATGATGACGTGATTAGAGAGGCAGTTGACGATAAGCAATGAAAGTAATAGATAAGCGAGGAAAAAAGCAAGCTAATGACTGGCAAGTTGGTGATGTAGTTTGTTTTTGGGAAGATGTCGAAAATAAAAAATATGCGATTATTACACATATTAGTCAAGAAGATGGATATGGATTGACCAACTTAGGTGCAAATGCGGGTACTGAGCACGTTCTATTTGCAGATACACCGTCTTCAGTAATTGATATTTTAATTGACCGTGGCTTTCACTTTGAAAAGGTAAACGCAAAGCTGGTGATTGAATGATGCTTTGCAGTGCAGTTGCCTTTGTAGAAGGCTATGATCCTAAAATTAAACTAAGTCAAAAACAGTTACTTAATATGGTGCATCAAATTAAGCCTAATGAGCCTTTACTAAAAGAAATAGATGGCTATAAGGTTAAACCTTGCGATGATTATTCGAAAAGATATTTAATTTATATTTTTTACAGATTGGAGAACTAAATATAGAATGCTAGCAACAGATAATAAATGTAAATACTGTCAAGGTAATGAACCGCTGGTAAGTTTTGATGATACTCCAATACAAATTTACATGGGTTTCAATGAAGATTCAGCTTTATCGGTTGATGTGGATTCTGCAATTTACAATTTAACTTTTGAAATTCAAGCAATTTATTGCCCAATGTGCGGGAGGAGACTATGAAAATTAGAGTTTCGTGGGATTCGCCAGATTATTATCAACCCACAGAAGATACTTATGAAGATATTGAAGTAGATGATAATGCTACCGAAGAAGAGATTGAAAATGTTGTAAAGGAAACGGCATTTGAACATTTTGAATATGGCTATGAAATTTTAACTACTAAGGAGAAAAAATAATGTTTTTAAATGGTAAAGACTGGAAATGTCCTAAATGTAAAACTGAAAATTATATTGGAGATAGTGTAAATGATGTAGCAGCATTAAAAAGTTTAGATTATCTTGAAAATAATAATATTGAAGTACCATTTATTTGTGATAAGTGTGGTTTTAAAGAAGTATTACTAGTTGCGTATGACTTGGCTAAAAATCGTTACGAAGTGGATTATGAAGATACAGCATTTTGTAATAAAGACAAAAAATGGAGAGATAAGTTATTACAGGATGCTAATTTGATTTAAGGAGACAAAATTTATGAAGCGATTCAAAATACCAGAGACTGGGGACAATGTCATTTTAAAAAGTAAAAAGACAACTGATTATAAAGAAGTCAAAATAGTGGAAGTTGAAGCTGAATTTTATGCTATTGAACTTGCTACAGGTAAATCTTTAAAAGATAAGTCAGAGACTTTTATAGGTGAATCAATTCCAGATTTGCTTGGCTGTTTACAAGATAGATATGAAATTTACTTAGACGATGAATTTGTAGAAGTGAGTGGTTTTGATTATGTGCCAAAATAAATGTATTTACTGCACTTTCAATCCTATAACTCATATGGGTGCAGATTTCATAAGTGGTAAACCAATTGACAAGAAGTTTAAAAAGAAAATTGATTTATGGGATGGAATGGATTGGAAATATGCAACGTATATCTATACCGATAAAGAATCATTTACTTTAGAAACAGATGAGCCAGATAGTGAATGCTATGAACGTCAATATACGCATACTCTTATTGATTACTGCCCGAAATGTGGGAGAAGGTTAACTGATGAATGAAATGATAATTAAGTATCAACTTATTAAAGTTAGGCAAAAGCAATTAGAAGAAAATGGCCTACTAAAACTAACAGATTACTTAGTAACTAATGATTATAAAGGCTTTGAAAAGTATCTTTCATTGTGGGCTAAAAAACATCATATGCCTGTTCTCAAAGCAGCATTTATTTTTACGAAATTTGAAGATGATTTTATAGATTTACAAACTCAATTAATGGAGAAACATTATGAACAAAATTAACTCAATTATTACTTTAAGACATTTTGAAAAAGATGAACCGTTAATTATTTATAGTCCTGAGATTGCTGACAACGTAAGTCTGCAAATGGTTAATACAATTGCAGACATTAGCGCTTATGTTTATGATGATGAATCTTTCTATGATTTAGACCGAGAAATAACTTATGGATCTAACTCTTACGTTATTAATCGAAAACCAAGCAGACAGCGTGAAGTTTTTGTAAATGCCAAAGATATTGTTATGGTTCAGGAGGCTGACATTGATTTGGACGATCGTTAACACAATTGGACCTTTGATGGTCATTGTACTTTGTATTTATAACAATCATTTACAGAAAGAATCGCAACGTCTCAGTAAGCAAGCTTTGAAAGAAATTGATGAGTATTATAAAACGATTTCCAAAGCTTTTGATGCACAAACAAAATTTAATGATTCAACAGTTGATAATATTGAACGTCATGAGGAAGCTATGCGAATTATTGTTAATTATATTAAAGCAGGTGAAAATAATGTCTGAATCTGAGCATAGTATTCAATCTAAGATACAAATTGAATTATCTAAGCATGGTTGTACAGTATTCCGTGCTAACGTTGGAAAGATGAGAACACCAGATGGGCGTTTCTTTTCTACTGGATTACCTTCTGGCTTTCCCGACTTGTCCGGTTTTAGATGGATTGATGGCAAAGCTTTCTATATTGAAGTTAAGAATGCAACTGGCAAACCAAGAGAAGATCAGATACGTTTTCATCACATGCTTACATCACATGGTATTATTCACGGCATTGCTCGCAGTGTAGATGATGCTCGAATGATAGTCGAAGGTGCACTTATAGGCTATGGTTTTGATGATTATGAAGGAGGAATTGCATGACACTTTCTACTGAGTTTTATGATTATTTACACCAATTAGAAAAGGACGGATCAATTAATCGTTTTGATATGGATAGCCCACAGCTTACTAAGCTTCATGAGCTGGCTTCTGGAACGTTTGAAGATAGACGAGCTAATTGTATTAAGCTTCTTGAACGAGGATTTGATAAGTGGGAAATCTCTGCTGAAACAGAGTTTGCAGCGTCAGTTATTGAAATTTTTCGTAGAGAAGCAAGAATTCCGATTGTACCTCACTATAACTATTTAATTGATGGCAAGTTCTATACAGATTTAAATGCACTACGTAAGGCTTTTAAAATACCTACTACTGCTGGTGCAATTGATTATCTTTGTGATAGACGCCATAAAGCTTATCATCTCAAAAAATTCCATTGGGAACAGATACCGTTAGGTTCACACATGATCGATGGGCACGGTACAGAACGAGTTAAAGATTCTTATGATATCAGGACTTACAAGCAATTTTAGTCTACTTATACCCATACCTTTTAACTGTTATATGTATTAAAATATAGAAATGAGGTATTGAAAATAACAGTAAATTTGAGGAGTGGGAATGTGAGTTTATTATTTAGAGAATTAGATTGCGATAAGACGTGCGATAGAGTTGATGAATTCTTAACTGATGATTTAGAAAGATTAATTCTAATGGCTGGTCGTAATCTTACTGACTTACGTTCTCCTAGCTTATCTCTAGCACCTGGTCATTCCAGTGGAACTAATCATGCAGAAGTAAATATCATTCATGGTCTTAACGCTGAGGCAGAGGTAAGAGCAATCCATCACACCATTTACCATCTACCTGAAATGTCAAAAATAATAATGCGCGATCTCTACATTTATCAAATGGAGAGTTGGCAAGTAGCCGATGCAATTAGATATGGTCACACTCAATACAATGCGTTAAGACGGCGAGCACAATTATTCTTTGCTGATAGTTTTGATCATTGGCAAAGGTATATGAATTGTGAACCAATCATTGATTTACATCGATATAAAAAAGACCGGAATCATACCGGTAATTTAGCGGAATAATAGTGATGGTCGAACGGCTAGAATATAAGCTATAGTAGTACTGTGAGTTAAATCGGAATACATAATGCTCACACCACTCCTTAAATATAAATATGTAAGGCTGGTAATGGTTCGACTCCATTATCAGTCATCAGATATCGCAAGCATCAATTTTAATTGTTATATTTTTATTTAGGTCATTTACAATTTACATGCTTTATCTGCTTACGATATCGCTGGAGAGTTTGCTTATGGAAACAGCAAGCTCTCTTTTATTTTGCTCTAAGAATTATGTGGAGATGATAAAATGCCAAGAGTTAGACGGTGTAAGTATAAGGGATGTCATGGGTTTGCCATGATGCCTAATTACTACTGCACCAAACATATTAAGTATGAAGTAGAGTATAGAGCGGAACGTGAGAAGTATCGCAAGCGTCAAGCTTCACGCTCTACTACTTGGCATTACAATCATGTCACTCGCTATCGTAACTCCGTTAAGTCAGAGCAGAATAAGTTCTATCACTCTCGTGAGTGGCAGTCACTTCGTGCTCTCGCTCTTCAACGTGACTTTAACTTGTGCAAATATTGTCGGATAAATCCTGGAAACATTGTCGATCACATTGTTCCTATTGAATGGGATCAAAACAGAATGAAGAATGCAGATAATTTGGTAACGTGTTGTAGGGACTGTCATGCCAAGAAGACACGCTGGGAGCAGAAGTATTATGGTACTGGTCTACATAATTCTTTAAAAGATGTACCAGCCATTACGGATATTGAAATAATTAATAAATTGATGAATGCACGAGATGACAAATAACTGCGATCTAAGACGATTTAATTTTTAATGAGCGATCATACTCAAATGAAAATTAAATCAATTTTATCCCCCGCCTAGTGGCGAAAATGGAAGAGCCGCACCATAGCCGTCATCTTGCGTGAAATATTAAATTTTGAAACTTTTTGAAAGCGGGGTGAAACCTAATGAACGTTGACTTAACTAAACCAAAAGTTCCAACGCAAGCGCCGAAATGGCTGGGAACTTACGGCAAATATTTGTGGCCCAAATTGACCGCATATTTGAATAAAAGCAATAAGATTATTCGTGCAGACGAGTATTTAATTCAGCAATATTGTTCTGCATATGATATTTACAGACAGGCTTATGAAGATTTACAAAAAAATGGCATTCAGCAAAAGGTTTATAAAACTTCTCTCTCTCCTGTAGATGGTTCAGTGGTCAGTCGTGATTTTCAGGTTTTCAAGAAAAATCCTGCTTACAATATGATGTCTGATTCTTTAGGAAGACTTAATACAATTGGTAAACAACTGGGCCTAAGTCCACAAGCTAGAAATAAGCTTATGGAACTTTCAGGGCCAGACACAGAAAAGAAATCAGTTGCTGAATCAATGAAGGAGTTCTTTAAATCATGAAAATTGATCTAACACAAACTCATGACGTAATCGGTGCTTTTAAAAGCATTGATTGGTCAGATATTAAATCAAAATATACTGATCCCGCAACTTTATACGCTTTTTCTGTTTTAAATGGCACAAAAATAGCTGGATATAGGATAAAACTTGCATGCTTTCGGCATTTAATGGATCTCAAAAGACAAGGACAACCAGATTTTCCTTATCACTATGATGTAGAAGAAGCTAATAGACTTCTAACTTTCGCTAAAATTTGTCCTAATGTTGATACTGGAGAGCCAACTAAGTTAATGGAATGGCAAGAGTTCACTTTTGCTCTTATGTTTGGCTGGCGTGATGAGGATAGCAACAAACGATTTACTCGTGTAATAGACTCTGTATCGCGTGGTCAAGGTAAGACGTATCAAATGGCTATCTTAGTTTGCTACTCATTTCTAATTGAAAGCATTGGGTTATCAAATCAAGATTATTTAGTGGCTTCTATTAACTTCAAACAAACTATGAAGTTATTTGGCTATGTCGCTTCAATGATGAGAAAAATTATTCAAAGTGAACCTTTTAAAAGCTACGCAAGTGAAGTAAATCTTTATATTCAGTCAGACCAAATTATTATGAAGAAAAATAATAATGTTTTACGTGCCATTAGTCTTGAAGCTGGACAATATGACTCTTATCACTTTAGAACAGCTATATTTGATGAAATCGGAGAAGTTAAATCACGGGAAACTGTGAGCAAGATCATTTCTGGCCAGGTTAAAGTTCCAAATCATCAATTTATCCAAATTTCTACTTCTTATCCTGATCCCACAGTTCCATTCCATCAAGATCAAAAAATGGTTATTCAAGCAATGGAGCAGGATTGGAAAAGGGATGCAGATAGCTATCTAGGATTAATTTGGTCACAAGATAGCTTAGATGAAACTTACAAGCCTGAAACATGAGTTAAGTCCAATCCCCTCTTAGATTTACCGGATCAACACGACGGCTTGATGAAAGGCTTAAAAGACAAGCGTGATAGCGATTTGCTAACTGGTAATATTTCAGACTTTCAAACTAAAAACCTCAATTTATGGCTAAAACAATCAACTGATAGCTATTTAAATTTAAGAGACGTTGAGGACGCTGTAGATAATGATTTTAAGATTGATGGTCGAGAAGTATTTATCGGCTTTGACTACTCTATGTTTTCAGATAACACAGCACTAGGTTTTGTTTATCCTTATGGAGATAGAAAATTCCATTTAGAACAGCATAGTTTTATCCCTTGGCAACATGCAGGATCAATTGAAGCTAAAGAAAAGCAAGATGGACTTGCCTACCGTAATTATCCTGAATATTGCACGATTACAGCACATCAACAAGGCATTATTAATCCAGAACAGATTTATAGATGGTTGCTAAGCTATGTTGAAGAACACCAATTGAAAGTTAAATTCTTTGGCTATGACCGCTTTGGATCATATCAAGTCAAGAACATAACAGAATCTCTTAATGTAAATACCGACTGGTACATTATGGACATTCAGCAAAGAACGTCAGCTCTTGCAAATCCTACTAAGTTTTTACAGGAACTTTTTGTTACTCATAAAGTATCTATTCCTAATGATCCAATCATGCAAAAGGCTTTACTTAATGCGATAGTTAAGGCTGATAAAATTGGTATTCAAATTGACAAGGATAAAGCCACTTTAAAGATTGATGTTGTCGATGCTTTAATTGATGCACTATTTCAAGGAATGTACTACTTCGATGAAAATGCTGATTTAAATAATAAAGACACTGAAATTGATAGAATGACAGAACAACAAGTCCTTGATTGGTTTAAGAATCCTAAGTCAGGACTACTAGGAGGTGAGACCACTGATAACTAAGTTAAAAGAACAGCTATGGAAATACATTGATGTGATTTTCTATTTTGCAGGACTTATAGCAATTACTTTTGGTGCTTTCAAAATTAATGAACCATTGGGTTACATCGTTGGCGGTGTAGCCCTTTTAATTTCTGGTTATTTAGTAGAACTTATCGCATCTGGCGGTGAGAAAGGAGGTGGTAATTAATGCCTCTGCTTAAACTAAATAGATCTCACTCTCAGGGGTTTTCTTTAAATGATCCTGATTGGGTAACTTTTCTAACAGGCGGAGAAGCACAGAAATATGTTTCTGCTGATACCGCATTAAAGAACTCTGATATTTTTTCTCTGATTATGCAACTATCAGGAGATTTAGCAATGGTTCGTTATACTGCTGATTCTGATAGATCTCAATCAATTATTAGCAATCCGAGCGTAACCACTAATGGCTATAGCTTTTGGCAAGGAATGTTTGCCCAGTTATTGCTAGATGGGAATTGTTACGCATATAGGCATAAAAATGCTAATGGAGTTGATTTATCTTGGGAGTATTTAAGACCCTCACAAGTTCAACCAATGCTATTACAAGATGGTTCAGGATTAATCTACAACATTAATTTTGATGAACCAGCAATTGGGTATATGGAAAATGTACCGACTTCCGATGTCATTCATATTAGGTTATTGTCAAAGAATGGCGGTAAAACTGGCGTATCTCCACTTTCTGCACTAATAAATGAGCAGCAAATCAAAGACGCTTCTAATGCCTTAACTTTAAAAGCATTAAAGCAGTCTGTTACTGCTAGTGCAGTATTAAGTATTCAACATGGTGGTTTACTTGACGCTAAGACAAGAATTGCAAGATCAAAGGAAATTTCAAAACAGATTCATGAGTCAGATGGTCCAGTAGTAATTGATGCGCTTGAAGAGTACAAACCGTTAGAAATGAAAGGCAATATTGCAAGTCTTCTAAATCAAGTTGATTGGACTAGAGATCAAATTGCAAAGGTTTATGGTGTACCCGACAGTTATTTAAACGGTCAAGGCGACCAGCAATCTTCTATTACTCAAATTGGTGGTCAATATGCTAAATCATTAAATCGTTATGTACAAGCAATTATCAGCGAGTTAAATGATAAATTGCATGCTAATATTTCAGCCGATATTCGCTTTGCTATTGACGCAATGGGAGACCAATATGCAAGTACTATTTCAGGCTTAGCCAAAGATGGCACAATTGCTGGTAATCAGGCTCGATTTATTTTACAAAATTCTGGCTATCTCCCTAGCGATTTGCCTGATCCAGAAAAGAAACCACAACAAGCAATTCAATTAATTCAGCAACAAGAGGGAGGTGATGACGATGGTAACAATTCAGATGAACGGGGAAGTAATTCCGAGTGATTATGCTGACGTCTATGATTATTTAGGCTATGAAAGCATTAATCCTAAGACTGTTAAGCAGGCTTTGAATGACGCAGATGGATCAGACGTAACGCTTGAGATTAACTCTCCTGGTGGTTATGTGGACGCAGGAAGCGAAATCTATACAGCACTTAAAGAGTATCAGGGCAATATTACAGCTAAGATTACTGGTCAAGCTTGTTCTGCTGCTTCATGGATTGCCCTTGCAGCAGATAAGGTTGAAATGTCGCCAACTGCTCAAATGATGATCCATAGAGCTTCTACAATTTCAATGGGTAATAGCGATGACTTATCTAGTGCGTTAAATGCTTTGGATTCACTTGATAAGTCGTTTGTTGATCTATATAGTCAACGCACTGGCTTAGACAAGCAAGAAGTTTACAGATTAATGTGTAATACTACTTGGATGAATGCTAAACAAGCAGTAGATAAAGGATTTGCAGACGAAATTATGTTTCAAGATAGTAAACAGCCTGCATTAGTAAATGCAGATGGTTCTCTATCAGTTAAACCAGATATGATTAATAAGATTAAGAACTTACTTCATAACCAATCGACCGAGAATGTCGTTAAACCTCTACCAAAAGAAAATAAAAAGAATGATGGCCAACTTCAAAAGAAGCTGGTTATTTTATTTGGAAAGGAAAATTAAGATTAATGAATATCAATCAATTAAAAGACGCGTTTGATATGGCTGGTCAAAAAGTACAAGACTTAGAAGATAAACGCGCACAAATTGTTGTTGATCTTGGTAAAGATGAATCTTCTCACTCTGTAGATGAAGTTACCAAGTTAAATGAAAGTTTAAAGAATGCCAAGATGAATCAAGAATTAGCTAAAGCAGCTTATGAAGACGCTAGAGCTGATTTGAATGCTGAACCAATTAATAAGAAACCATTACCAGTTAAACAAGACGGTAAAGCTGATATTAAGGCTATTAAGAACCAATTTGTTTCTGATTTTAAGAACTTGGTAACTTCTGGAACTACTGGTGCTGGAAATGCAGGTTTAACTATTCCAGAAGATATTCAATTACAAATTAGAACTTTAACACGTTCATTTGTATCTCTTGAAAGCTTAGTTAATGTTGAAAATGTTTCTACTTCTCATGGCTCACGAGTTTACGAAAAGTTGAACGATATTACACCATTGAAAGACTTAGATGACGAAACAGCCATTATTGGTAATAATGACGACCCAGAATTAACAGTAATTAAGTACTTAATTCACCGTTACGCTGGAATTACTACTGTAACTAATACTTTATTAAAGGATACTGTAGACAACATCATCCAATGGTTAGTTAACTGGGTAGCTAGAAAAGATGTTATTACTCGTAATGCTAAGATTCTCGAAGTCATGGGGAAAGCTCCTAAAAAGCCAACTATTTCTAAGTTTGATGATATTAAGGACTTAGAAAACAACACTCTTGATCCAGCAATTGAAGCAAGCTCAAGTTTTATCACTAACCAATCTGGGTATAACATTTTAAGTAAATTAAAAGATGCAGAAGGTCGCTACTTAATGCAACCAGATGTAACTAATCCAGATAAGTACATGATTGATGGTAAACCTGTAGTTCGTATTGCTGATAAGTGGTTACCAGATGTATCAGGTTCACACCCTCTATACTTCGGAGACTTAAAGCAAGGCATTACTTTATTTGACCGTCAACAAATGCAAATTGACACTACTAATACTGGCGCTGGTTCATTTGAAAGCGACAGTACTAAGCTTCGTTTCATTGACCGATTCGATGTTGAATTAATTGATGATGGAGCTTTTGCAGCTGCTTCATTTAAGACTGTTGCAGATCAGTCTAAAGGAACGGCTGATACTGATAAGCAAACCTCTCAAAACTAGAGGTGATTCTTAATGACCGCTTATCTTAAGATCACTGATGGCCTTAAGAGGTCATTAGGATATCTTGATGAAGACGATTCTTTAGATGAAGGTTTAAAGAAACGTATGACTGGTGCTTTAATTGCAGCTGAAAGCTATGTTCAGGGTGCAATTGGCACTGACTTAGATGATTTCTATACTTCTGAGGAGAATAAGCCACTGTATACCTTAGTGTGCAATGCTTTAGCAGCTTCTTATGTTCAAAATTCAGTGAGCATTACTTCTGGTGCAGTAGTAACGGTGGATGCTGTAACAAATGCAGTAATTGGCCAGCTTAGAGGGCGTTATGCCAAGGAATTGGAGGATCACGATGGTAAGGATATTGAATCCGAGCAGACAAAATCAGAAGATTGAGTTTGGAAAAGAATCTGATGAACCTGAGTACGACCAAAATGATAATCCAATTCCTTCAATTACAGTCTTATGGACGACTCTAGCAATTCCTTATAGTTTGAACACGACTCAGATCATTCAAGCTCAGGGGCTTAATTTAGCTGACCAGCGAATGTATGCTGTAAGACATCGGTTAGATAGTTTCTGGGATCAAATCTCAAGAGCTAGAGTTAATGGCGAGATGTATGAGGTTGTTCATATAAATCCAGATGAAAAGAACTCTCCCACAAGCTATGATTTAGTGACTGTTAAGAAGGTTGAAGATCATGGCTAAAGATATGGGAGAGTTTTTAGATAGTTGGGTTGATTCCGTTGAGCAGAGCATGAAATTGACACCTGAAGACAAGGCAAGAATTACCGGCGCAGGTGCCGAAGCTTTTAGTCAGGTATTGCATGATCGCACGCCACGAAGCAATGAAATCTATCGAAGAGGGCGCTCTGCTGGTCATGCGAATGCTAAGCATGGTAATTCGCACCGAAAGACTAAGCACCTGCAGGATAGCATTACGTATAAGGCTGGTTATACAGCTGATAAAACTCATACTGGAGATACAGATGTTGGCTTTGAAGGAAAGTACTATGATTTTTTAGCTAAGATTGTAAATAATGGTCAGCACCATATGTCTGAGAAAAGATATGCCAACATGCATTTTTATGATAAAGCCCAACAAGAAGCTAAGAAATCAGTTAAGGAAGCTGAATTAAAGGCATTTAAGGAAGTGATGAACCATGACAGCGATAAATGACGCATATCAAGCTATTTTAAATAAAGTGCCCGGAGTCGATCGCTATTATAAAAAGCGAATAACAGGGAAAATTGATAATACTAAAACTGATTTGCTGATTACTCCAGTTATTGGAAGTTATGCCGGTTATGGCTCAAATATTCCCACTGTAGAAGTTCAAGAAGTAGAAATTCAAGTTTTTATTGGTATAGAAAATAAAACAGCTAATTTAGACACGATCAAGAATTCGATTGTGTCTTTTTTAGTGCCTGAATGGCAAGTAAGCTATGGACCAGATGAAGGAACTGATCCTGAAACAGATGAAACTATGCTTACTTTCCATTTCACACGCAATTATGAAAGGAAGTTAAATTAATGGAATTAAATGGTTTTGCGAGAGCATTAATTGCTCCTGAAGATGATAATGCAAAATTGAAAACTCTTGATGAATTCAAAAAGTATGGTCAATACAAAGCACAAGGTGTTTTTCAAGCTGATTTACAAACTGCTAGAGGTACTACCCAAAGCAATATTACTGGTTTGAACCCAACAGTAACTAAAGTTTATGGTTCTAACACTACTGCTGAAAGTGAAGTTGGTGTTGAGAATATTTCATGTACTTTTGCAGCGAATGATATGCCTTTTGATATTGCCTCTCTTATGCAAGGTTTGTTTAAGGATAAAGAACATGGTGGGTATAAACGTGCGGATAAGCGCTTGTTCAAGGGGGCTTATATTGCAGTTTCTGAAAATCATGGCTTTCCAGTTTACTATGCTTTCCCATACTGTACTTTTACTCCAGGTACGGGTGTAAACATGCAAACTGATGCAGCTAGTCCAGTGACTGTGCATGACACATTTACAGTTACTCCACAAGCTCGTCCAACTGATAATTTACTCTATCAAATCTTTGTTGGTGATCCTGATCGTGATCCAGCTTGGAAAAATGAGGAAGCAATGTTGGCTTATATCATTGATGGTTTCCAACAAACATCAGCCCCAACTCCAGCACCTTCTAAGTAGTTAAAGCAGGGAGGGAGAGGTAGGAACAAATAAAGCAGGTTCGAATCCTGCTTTTTTTATATGAAAGGAAAATAAATAAATGACTCAAATTACTGTAGAAGCAAAAGAATTAGGTTTAAAGCCTATTGAAGTGGATCATAGCTTCAGAATGAAAAGAAAAGCTGGTCAGCTTAATCAAGATATTTCTCAAATTCAATTAGAAAAACAAAGAGGCTTTTCTAGTGCAGTACGAGATCTGAATGTTTTGCAAAAGCTTGATAAGTCTAAAGCAGAAGATGAGCGTACCTTAGAGCGTTTAGAAGACAAGTATGGAACTGGGTTCGGCTCAACTGATCCTGATTACTGGGATATGAGGGTTGAATCAGTTGCTTTAGCAATTTCACCGCAAGTAAATCAGGTCACTCTGACTTCTGAGACTGAACTGAAAATTACGGAAAAATATTTAGCTTTTATTGAGGATTTAGCAGGTATCAATACAAAAGCCAGAAAGCAAAAATTTGAAAACCAAGATTTAAATACTGATGATATTGCTAAAGTTGCGAAAAAGCTTGTGTTTGCAATTTTAGATATTAAAGAAGATTCGGAGGCTTCTGAATCAGATAAGAAAAGTAACTCTTTGGGAGATAAATAAGTTCTGGTCAGAATTTGTTGAAGATATTGATTACACCGAACAAGATGCAATCGTTAATGGTCATGTTTCACCTAATGAAATAGAAGCATTTGACACAGATCGCTGGGCACAAATTATGGAAGCTCAAAGCCGTAAAGATCGCCCAATAGATGCTAGTGAATATGCTTTAAGCCAATTAGCACAAGGAAAAACTAGAAAGGAGGTTAAATAATGGCAGGAAAAATACCAGTTGGAGATTTTAATACACGAATATCATTAGATGGCGAACAGCCAATTCAAACGCTTAAATCTTTAAAAAGTGAGGTATCTTCTGCTACTAGTGCATGGAAAGCACAAGTTGCCGAACTAAAATCAGCTGGAGATCAACTGGGAGCTGCAAAAGCTAAGTATGAAGGACTAGGAGATACTTTAAAGAAGCAACAATCTTTATTGGAGCGTAATAAGTCTGAATTAAATAGCTTAAAAGAGGCGCAAGCTAAAGTTGATACAACGACAGAAAAAGGTCGCAATGAGTACGAAAGATATTCAAAAGAAATTGCTACTGCTGAACGCAATGTTGCTAACGCTACTACTAAAATTGCTAAATTAAGTCAGCAACAAGAAAAGGCTCGTAACTCGCTTGATTACTACAAGTCAGGATTAGCAAGCGCGCAAAGCGAACTTAGAAAAATTACTGAGTCAAGTAATGCTTATGTTGGAAGACTTGAAGCAGAAGGTAAGCATGAAGAGGCCAATAAGGCTAAATTGTCGGGCTTATCACGTGAATACGACAAACTAAATCAAGTTTATAAGATCCAATCTAATGAATTATCTAAGATTGCTTCTGAAGCTGGTAAATCTAGTGAAGCATATAGACGTCAGAAAGTACGTGTAGATGAGACGGCCACAAGTTTAGCTAAGACTAAATCTGAAATGTCAGGTTTATCTTCAGAAATGAAGAAAGCTAATCCATCAATTTTTGATCGTTTTAAATCTAAAATTACTGGAGTTAATGGAGAAGCTAAACAGACTCATTCTTTGTTTAAAAAGATTTTTAGTGCAAATCTTTTAAGTAATGCTGTTTCTTCAGGGTTTAGTTCATTAACTTCTGGACTAAAGTCAACTATTACATCAGGTATGCAGCTTGATGGTGTAATTGGTAAAGTTCGAGCACAGTGGGCTGGATTAGGTAAAAATAAAAATGATACTCAGATCTTAGTAGATCAAATGGGCTACTTGAAGTCTAATACTGCAATGACTGGGGACGAAGTTCATCAGCTACAGTTAAATATGAATCGTTTAACTAATGGTAATTTATCGCATACGTTAGCTTTGTCTAAAAGTATTGCAACCATTGGGGATGCGACTAAGATGACTTCCGGCGAAATGGTTGGTCTATCAAGTGCAATGGCTAGGGCTCTTAGTGGCTCTAAAGTTTCAGCAATGCAATGGCAAAGAATGAGTAAGCAAGCGCCTGGATTAGGTGCGGCTTTGTCTAAAGTGGCTGGAATGTCAGAAGAAGCATTTGGCAAGATGGTCACTTCTGGCAAAATGTCGACTAAACAATTTGAAGAATTAGTTGAAAAAGCCGGCCAAGATGGTGGTAAAGCCTTTGCTAACTTTAAAAAGACCCAAGGTGGTGCTGCAAAATCAATGCAGGACTCTTGGAATTCATTAAAAGCTAAAATGGCACAACCATTATTTGATGTGAAGACATCAGGAATGCAACAATTGGCTGACTTAATGCAGTCAAAGCCAGTACAAGATGGTGCTGAAATGCTTGGTGTAGCAATTCAAAAAGTTGCTAAACTTGGAATGCAAGCATTAGGCTACATTGCCAAGCATAAAGGCGATATTGTAGGTATTGGGTCTGATCTTATGTCCATTACCAAAGATATTGCAATAGATACTTGGAAGACTCTTTCTAAAATAATTGTTGATATTGCTGAAGCCTTTGGTTTAACTAGTAAGAATGCTTTAAAGTCAAAAGACCCTCTGAAACAATTAAGAGTGGTATTAGATAATTTAGCTAAAAATAAAAAAGCGATTCAATGGATTTCTAAGGCAATTATTGCTATTGCAGCCATTAAGACTTTAAAACCAGTTGCAAGTGGATTGTTTTCAATTGCAAGTGGTAGTGTCAAAGCCTATAAAGGCGTTAAAGCACTTCATGATGGTTTTAAAGGACTTGATTCTGTTAAAGATCTCAAAGGGCCAGAAGGGGCACTTGCCAAGATAGGCTCGGGCGTTAAAACAGCATTTTCTAAAATTAGCTCTGGGTTTAAAACGATTGCAAGTGTTGCAAAATCCACAGCTTCAAAAATGTGGTCCTCGTTCAAAGATGTTTTCGCCAAGATAGGCTCGGGCGCTAAAAACGCACTATCTGGTAAATCTTTTGGAGGTGCATTTCAATCTTTAAAATCTGCTGGTGGATTTAGCAACTTAACAACAGCTGGTAAAGTTGCTACTGGTGCAGCAGGTGTGGGCGTTGCTTTAGATGCTGGTTCATCTATCCTATCAGCATTCAAAGATAAGAAAGGATCAATGAAACAGTACCAAGATGCAGGAAAAGGAATAGGTTCTGCAATTGGTGGCGGTATTGGTCTTTTCTTTGGTGGTCCTGCTGGTGCAGCGATCGGTTCTCAGATTGGTAAGATAGCTGGTGGCTGGGGTGGTAAAGCAACCAAAGAATTTCTAAATGGCTGGAAGTCTAAGAAGCCACCTAAGAATTTCTGGTCAATGGAAAACTTAGGCTGGTCCACAAAGGATGCTTTTGGCAAGATGAGCAAGGGCATTGATTCTTGGTGGAAAGGCATTAAAAAGTCTAACCAAAAATCTCAAAAAGAATGGCAAAAAATTGATAAGCTTAGAGAACAAAACCAAAAGAAACAGCAAAAAGCTTGGAATGATTATTGGAAAAAAGTTGGTAAAGGTTTTGAGAAATTTGGTAAGGATTCTAAGAAAAATCTAGATAAAACAGTTAAAAACTCACAGAATTTTGTAAAGAAACTGGGACCTAATATTAAGAAGGGTTACGATACTTTTCTGAAAAATGGTCACAACTTCTTTAAGAAATTTAATTCAAACCTAGGTGATTTCTTCAAATCTATTCCTAAAAATAGATATGTAAAGGCATTTCAAAAGGGAAAACTATTTCAAACTGCTTATAAGGATATTTCTAAGCAAACTAAGAAATGGACTAGAGATTTTAGTAGATCTTGGAATAATCATTGGAAGAATACTCAAAAAGCTGTTTCCCAATGGTCTAAGAACACTAAGAAAAATTATGATAAAGGGACTAAGTCTTTACAAAAAAGCTTTAAATCCTGGTCTAAGAATGCAAAAAAGACATGGGATTCTCATTGGAAAACTTTAAATAAGTCAGTAGGTACTTTCTGGAATAAAGCGAAGAAAAGCAGTGCTGATGGTACTAAGAAATTACTTGAAGAAACCAAAGGATATGCAAAAGAATCAGGCAAAGAATGGCTTAAACATCATAGCTATGTAACTGATATTTCTAATGATTTCCAAAAAAACTTAAAGAAGAATCATGGCAATATGCTAGATGCTTTAAAACAGACTACTGGAGATCAACTACATAAAATAGCCCATAATTTTGCTGATAAATGGGATTCAATTAAGCGTGATACAGCTAAAAAATGGTCAGATATGAAGTCAAATGCTTCAAAGTGGGGAAGTAATATGCATTCCTGGTTTGATGGCTTTAATAGAAAATGGCAAAATGGCTGGTCCAATTTAGGTAAAGGTATTCAGAATATTTTTTCTGATATGTGGAAGTCAATGCAAAAGCTCGGCAAAAATGCCATGAATGGTTTGATCGATATTGTTAATGGTGGTATTGGTGCTGTTAATGATGTCATTTATTTCTTTGGTGGTGGTCACTCTACTGTTAAAAAGTTATCTCATTTTGCAACTGGTACTGGATACTTTGGCTCTCAAAGACGTGCGATTACTGAACCAACATTAGCAATGGTTAATGATGGCAATGATTCACCAGAAACTGGCAATAAGGAAGCTCTTTACCGTCCTACAACTGGAGAATTTGGTATTTTCCAAGGTCGAAATACTACCACAATGCTTTTACCAGGGGATGAAATTCTTAATGCCTCAGATACCAAGAATTTAATGAGTGCAATGGGAGTTGCTCATTTTGCAAACGGCGGTATTGGTGGATTCTTCAGTAATATTGGCAAGAATGTAGGTAATTTCTTTGGTGGTATCGGTTCATGGGCTAAGAACACTATGGACGGTATGAAGAAGTTCTTTGACTTAGCTAAAAAGATTGTCTCTGGTCCACAAAAATACTTGGATGGTATTTTTAAATGGACTGGTGTTAAAGGCTTATCTCGTGGCGCATTTCATACGATGATTACCAAAGGATTTGATAAAGGTAAGAAACAAGTAAGTGCCTTTTGGAAAACTCTTTGGAATATGGTATCCAGTTCTCTTGATGGAGAAGCAGAAGGAGGATTGCTAGGTGCTGTTGAAAAATATGGTAAAGACAAACCTTATGTATGGGGTGCCGAAGGCCCAGATTCATTTGATTGTTCTGGATTGGTTAAGTATGCCTTAGAGAAAGCATTTGGTAAAAGCTTTCCTCACTATTCAGGCGATCAATATTCTGCTTCACGTGGGGTTAAAGATCCACAAATTGGCGACTTAGTATTCTTTGGACCTGGTGGTCGAAACCACGTTGGTGTTTATGCAGGCAACGGTAAAATATGGTCGGCTATGAATCCAAGTTCTGGAATAGGAATGGCCAATGTCTCAGACTTTCACGAGGGAGAAGTAAGCTATAGTCGTGTTCCAGGATTAAAGAACGAGGGCGGAGAAAGCAACGTCAAAGCAAACTCTAATTTGGAAAAATTTATTAAAGGGCTACCTGGAATGGGTGGCTTTTTTAAGTTCATTAGTAAAATTGGAGATTTATTTGGTATTGCAGCTGATGCAAAGGATCCTGCTGGTACAGGAGCTGATCGTTGGGGCGAAGACATTAAAAAGGCTGCTGAAACAATGCATACCTCAGTTACTCCAACAGAAATCAGAAAAATTATCTCTATGATTGCTGGTGAATCTAGAGGCAATCCTAGCGCTGTACAGCCAGGAGCTGATCCAGATGGTGACGGTTCTGGTCCAGCACGAGGATTATTGCAGTACAAAACTAGTACTTTTAATGCATATAAAGTTAAAGGACATGGCAATATTTACCATGGCTGGGATCAATTGCTTGCTTTATTTAATGATTCTAACTGGCGTAATGATATTCACTTTGGAGCAGGTTGGGGACCCACAGGACACAAACGTTATGCAAATGGCGGTCTTGCTAACCAGCCTTCTATTTTTGGCGAAGCTGGCTTAGAAATGGCTATTCCACTATCAGCGGTTAAATCTAGTCGTTCTTATGAATTGCTTGGCAAGACTGCTGCGATTGTTGCCGCTAGAGATAATATTCAACCAACCTCTGCTAATGCTGGTGGTTTAGGCGAAAAATTAGATAAAGTAATTGATCTGCTTACTGCTATTCTTACTGCACCAGCAACGGTTGAAACTAGTATTAATGTAGATAAACAGTCTCTGGGGAATTCAATTACTGAGGTTGTAAATGCAAGAATGCGTTTGAATTCAATTAATAGAAAGAAGGGTATAAGTGTCATACGGTAGATTAATTTATCACAATAAAAGCTCCACTTATTTTGGAGCGCGTGTAGTTTTTCCATTAGTGCAGGCCACAACCAAAAGAAACGTTTCTCTCACTCAAGTTGTGGGTGTAAATGGTTCTTACATTAATGATAATTTGAACTATACAGATATCACGCAACAAATAACTTTTATTGTCGAGCGTCCAATTTTCTATAAAGATTGGTTTACGTGGGGGATGGATTTTGGTGATTGGTTAACATGTAAAGATAAATTTGTTAAGTATGAGCCTTTTTATTTTGATCATTTTAGAGGTTGTCATTGGGAAGCTTATGTAAGCGAAAGTCCTACTGTAACACCACAAAGTAGCAATATTGCTAACGTAACAATGAGCTTAGCCTGCAAGCCGTTTCTAATTGATGATGAATCAATTAAATACCAGCCAGTCTCCACCTTACCTATCTATAATCCAACGCAATATAATTCCTTGCCTTTATTTCATATTGTTGGCAATGGCGATTTTACGATGACTGTTAATGGTTTAGATTATCAGTTTAAAGATACTGATGACGAACTGTTTATAGATAGTGAAAAATGTTTGGTTTATAAGTCACTGACAGAAAGACGGACAAGCAGGGCAATTTTGCCTAATCATGAATATCCGGAATTAATACCAGGTAAAAATAGTATTACATTAAAAGGTAACTATTCTAAGTTTGAATACCAACCAAGATGGGGGCGAGCAATTGTATGATTCCTCGACTTTATGAAACATATATTTCTGACTTTAATACTGAAGGTCTAGGATCACTTAAGGATTTACTTACTATTTCAATTACTAAAAATAGGAATCAGATACCTACTTTAGCAATGACTTATCCGATTAATGCATCTTTAAGCAAAGACATAACTGAGGGCATGGTAATTGTGGCTGATATGGGACTAGAAGATGATGAAAGAAATCAACAATTTAGAATTGTAGACGTATCTAAGAGTATGACTTCAATTTCAATTACTGCTAATCATGTCTGGTCTGATTTATCGAATATTCCTCTCAAAAAGGATATCAGTGAAGCACATGCTGGGCCGAATAGAGCATTTGATTTAATTAGCGATGCTTTGGCATGGCCTGTTTCAGGGTTAGGTTTTGCTAGTGATATTCCTACCGTTGCAAACTTAGGCTGGAACTTTAAAGAGTTAGGTAATGCTAATGCTGCTATTTTTGGAGCTGACCAAGCTGGGGATCAAACCACTAACACAATGGAAGCTTTATACAATGGAGAATTTAGATTCAATAATTATTACCTAACTATGCTGAAACATGCTGGTCAAGATAATGGGGTAGTGATTAAATACGGGCGAAATATGCAGTCCATTACTAGGGATGAGACCACTAGTGGAACATATAATGCGATTATGCCGTATGTAACCTATTCTCCCGAAGAACAACCACAGCCAGACGGAGAACCATTTGATGGAAAAGCCACAGTTCAATATTTGGCTAACGGTACAATTAACCTTTTTAGTACCCCATATAAAGGACACACCCCTGTAAACAGTATCAGGAATGGCGAATACTTAAAGTTTGTTGCGAAGACTGATAAGCAAACGCTCAATAATGATATCTGGTATAAGACTGATACAGGTGGTTGGGTTGAAGCCAGTTTGATTACATTTGACAAGTCAGGTAACTATGTAGTTAATAAGATCACTGCTCAGGGAACTCTTGAAGTGGGTGATGATATTCAAGGCATAATTGTTAAGAATGACGGTGTTGGTACGGTTTCATACGCAGGCCCTGGTCAAGTGCCACTTTATACTTCACCTTTTGGAGGTCATAAGAGCGGACAATACTTGAATAATGGCTCTAGCTATAAGATTTATTGGAAGGCTAAAGATATCGATGGAACTGTTTGGTACAATTTAGGCAATCGAGATACGCAATGGATTTCATCTCAATATTTTGTCTTATCAAAGACTGGGGACTATGCAACGCAAAAAGCCTATGGCCGTTTAAGCATTAATGGTAATGTAACAGTGATGTCGGGTCCTGGTGGGACAGGAAACGTAATTAGCTGGAATAATAAAGGTCAATATCCGATTTATGATATTTCAACTGACTCTGAAGGCACTAAGTGGTATCACATTGGTCAGCAGAATGGCCATCAGCTTTGGGTTAAATCTGGCGATAATGTTAGCTTTAAAGAACCTGGAACAGTTGAATATAAAGAAGATGATGCAGAAAAAGCTAATATTCAGCAAACTGCACAAGTTCCTGTATATAGTGATCCAAGTGGTATAAGTCCAACCGGAAAATACTATAGCTTAGGTAGTTTACTAAGAATTACAGCGCAGTCAACTAGTCAAGGTAAAACCTTTTATGAAGTTGGAACTAATCAATGGATTAATTCAGATTTCTTCAGTTTCGCTCATGCCACAGATGTAGCACCAGGTGAAGATGATTCGGATGCTGAGCCTGAGGTATCAGAACAAACTTTAGAATTAGACGAAACAGTGCTAGTTTCTGAATATGCACGGATAACTAACGCACCTTTGAGAGTGCAAGCAGTAGATTTATCTTCTTATGGAATTGGTAATGATAAGAACAAGTTGCTAGCAGTTGCTAAAGCTTATATGAAAGAATACAGGATCGGTTACCCAAATATTTCGCTTACTGTTTCATATGAGCAAATGCAAGGCGAGTATCAAAAATTAACTCAAGTTGACTTATATGATTATGTGAGTGTGTTATTCGATGAGGTAGGAATTTTTGAAAAAGCTCAATGCACTTCCATAACTTGGGATCCTGTTAGAGAAATTGCTACCAGCATTACAATAGGTCAGTTGCCTATTAGTTATGACCATGCTTTAAATAATTTTGTAACTAATATGGTTGCAAAAAATACAACTATGGCTACTAAACGCGCAACTCACTTGTTTGGGGAATTAAAGCAAGTTATGGAAGAAAATGATCAAGATCAAAAGGCTGGATTGCTTAAATTAACTAGGCAGCTTGGTATTGACGATCAAGCTTGGAGAGATAGCTATGACCGATTACAAAGTATGATTACTTCCATAAATACGACTGTACAAGACGTACACAACTGGATTGCCAGTGGTGGCGGGGGAGAAATTACCGCTTATCCTAACTGGCAAAAGCCAACTGAATTAAGAGCTTTAAGTAATGGTGGCGGATATCTCCGTTTTAATGCTGAAGGCTTAGAATACGTTGGACGCGATGGGGTTGCTAGAAGTGCCATAGACAGTCAAGGCCGGCTAATTGCTGAAAGAATTACTGGTGGTACGATCACAGGAGTTAAACTTGAAGGTATTACTGTTGATGGTGATTCTTACATACGTTCAATTGGTGGCGATGGAAAAGTTGCAGTTATGTCGGGCGACCATGGCTTTTCTTGCACAGCACCTGGCAAAGAAAAAGTTGCTCTTGATTGGGATCAAAATTGGGGAGTGCTCAGGATTGGAAATCAATACTTATATGCTTCTGACATTGCTTGGATACGTCAACAGCGTGGCGGCCGAATTCATTAGATTGAGGTGAAATAATTGAATAATGATGCTGTTTTAGCAAAAGCTCTAAACGAAATTGCACGTTTAGAGCTTTTAAATTTTAGGAAAGACGTTGTAATCGAACAATTACAAAACGAGATTAGAATTAGAGATCAATTGAAAGGAGGCGAAAAGAATGCTCCAAGCAGTGACACTAAGCACGAACAAACAAACGACCAATCTAAGTCGAGTGGAGGTAAGAGATAGTGATAAAGGTGAAATACTAGAATCGTTTATTCTCAATCCTGATGGAACGCCATACGATTTAACAAATAAATCTCTCGTCTTTAATGAAAATAAAGATGGCAATAAGTTTGTTTCAGATGATAACGTCGAAATCGTGGATGAAAGAATAGGGCATATTACTTATCAGTTACACGATCAAGTTCATTCTGCAAGAGGTACGGCTTGGTTTGACATTATTGATAAATCTAATGGGTCGAAGATTGATTCAACTACTGACTTCTATATTGAAGTTAGAGACAGCTTAAAGTGTACGGTTTACAACACAACGTATATTTCAGATCTGGAAAAATTAAAGCAACAGATGGAAACCTTGCTTAAACAAGCTGATGGTGAACTTCAGGCTGAATTGCAAAAAGCGGAACAGCAACTTGATCAAGAGTTGCAGAACTTCCGTAATCAATACAATTCTTTAAGTGCTGATTTTCAAAATCAATTTAATGCTGCACAAAATGCTCGTCAGCAAGACTACACAAATCAAAAGAATGCTATTAACCAGGACTGGACTAATAATAAAAATCAGATCTGGGGTCAATGGAATACTGACAAATCTAGCATTGACAAGCAAGCTAAAGATACCATTCAAGCAATTAAAGACAATGCTAAGCAAGTGCTAGATAAAGACCAAGCAGACTGGAATGCAAAACAGCATTCTTGGGATGACACATTTAGCCGAATTGTTAAAGAGTGGCAAGTTAAGACTAACAGTTTAAATAGCACCGTTCAGGATTTAACAACTAAATTTGGCAATATTATCAATGAAGTGACTGACTTGATGAATAACAAATTGCCAGATATGAATGCTAAAACTGACGCTGTTCAAAAGAAGGTTGACCAATTAAGAACAAGTCTTGGTCAGATTGATTGGACTACTTTTTCCAGAAGAACAGACAACAGTGGTGGTGTAAACTTGCTTCCTAATACAGCTACTTTGAAGGATTTTAGTACAGGACATTATGGCGACAGTGATGCGCACAATGGAATATCTATAGATCCTAAAAGTCAGTGGTCCTCTGACACAAATATAAATTTAGTTAAAACAAAAATAGCTTATGTATGGGGCGATAAAGCTAAAAATGCTCCACTTGTTATTCCGGGTGGCGTGTATTTACCGGCAGGGACATACACATTAAGTTTTCTAGCTCGAACAAATGGTATAGATGATTCCCCAATATTCCATTTTGGATTATATAGTGATTGGACTAATAATCATGGTGGAGCTCCGCTTGCTACATCTGACGCTGTAAACAATAAATGGGGAAGACATCAGATAACTTTTAGCATTCCAGAAAGCTACTATCATACTACATTGCGGATACAGCAGAATGATGATGCCGCTATTCCGGGAGGTTCTATTTATTTTGCTAATTTAAAGCTTGAATCAGGCTCAATCGCTACTGATTGGTGCCCAAGCTATCTTGACTTTGATAGGCTAGATGGTCGTCATGATATGGTAGATTCTCCTGATTTCAATACTTTAACAAGTACAGGAATATACTTTATTACACAGCCCGATCATGGCCGTAATTATCCTGTTGCAAATGGGGGTATCTTAAAAGTCGATAATGCTCATGATTCACGTATTGAACAGACCTATTATGAAGATACAAATGACGCACGAATCTGGCATCGTCAATACGTGGAGAGTACATGGAAGCCGTGGAAACAAATACCGAATAGCGATGAAGTATTGCCTGTATCTGGCGGTAGTATGCAGAAGGGAAGCTGGATTAATTGGGATGCACAAAGTCCTTATAATGCTCATGAGGGCAATATTGGTGGAATTCAATGGAATGGCGCTTCTGATAGTATTAAAATTTTTGGAGATAACAACGCCAGCGACAATCTAGATCTAGCTATTCAATTAGGTGATGATGATTCTAATCACATTTCTTTTAGAAGAGCAGATGGCGACGAAGTAGCTGCAATTAATATGGATGGATACTATACGGGATCAGTAGGTTGGAATAATATTAGAAGTAAGCCTGATGTAGCGCAAAAAAGCGATCTAAATGTGAATGTTATTAGAGGCTATAATATTGAAACCGATCAGCCAGGTCCTACGACAGTAGAACAGGCTGGAAAGCCTGTGCTAGTAGATCAAGCAACATTAGCTACTTTTGCCAGAGCTTATCGAGATGTTCGAAACCATACCGATTATCGCTATCCAACAGATCAAGCATTGAATACAGCTATCAATTTAAATAGTGATCCTTATCTGGATACAGGAATTTATAAGATCGTTAATTGTGCCACTATCAATGGACCATGGCCTGATACTACAAGACGATGGTACTATTTAACTGTGATTAAATATGATGACAACACCATTTATCAGACTGTTGACCAGGGACCTGAACGTTTTGTAAGAACTGTTTCTAAAACTACTAATTCATATCCGCAATGGAATCAATTCGCTATGATGAATAGAGTTACGGATCTATCTGATAGATTGCAAGGCTTTACCATGCAACAAACTATGTTCCAACACCGCGTTGACTATGAGAGCCCATCAGGAACTATCAGTAATCAAACCGTAGACTTCAATGCTTATAAAGAAACAGGAATTTTAAAGGTTGTTAACTGTTTAGTCCAAAACGGACCATATAAGAGTGATAATCGTCATAGTGTTTTCTTGAAAATTACTAATCTTGATGGTCAAACTCAATATCAAACTGTGTACGAGGGAGACAACCTTTATGGCCGTAAGCTTTATAATGGGTCCGGTCAATGGCATAAGTACACTAACACACCGATTTAATATTTTTAATCCTTAACCAAATGGTTAGGGATTTTTTTATGGAGGAATTTAACTATGACAGAAGAAACTAATCAAAATGCAGAACAAGCAAAAGCAGCTGGTACAGCTACAACTATGAAGACTTATTATTGGTCAAACGATGATGTGCCTTTTAGGGTAATTTCATCAGTTGATGTAATTACAGCTAATCAATATCCTTTAGTAGTAACTCCACCTGATCCAAACTTGAAATCTCCAAAATATGATTGGATGAAAGGCGAATGGTACGACGTTAGCGAAGAATCTTACGGACAACGTTTGACAGCAGTTACCGAAAGCTTGAAGACCCTTGAAGGAAGTATTACTAGCTTGCAAGAAGCCCACAAAGGCACTCTGCAAAGTGCGGAAGCCAGCGATAAGGTTATGGAGCAACTTCAAGCCTCCGTTCAACAAACTAACAGAATGGTGGCTAGCTTAAGTGCAATGATGGTTGCCTTGGGTAAAAGATCTCAATCCAGCAATACTGAAGTATCAAAATAGGAGGATTTTAAAATGGATTTACAAGCAATGATCGCAGAAGTTCAAAGAGAACTAATTGAATCATGGAAGAACCAATATAATTGGGGCTGGTTTGGCGAAAAGAAAGAAGCCAACTTAACTTTCCGAAGTTATGTTCAGCAAGGCATTCTTAGCAAAGAAGGATATAAAGAAATCACAGGTGAGGACTATGACCAAGCTGAAACGGTACTTAGTCAACCTTAAGCTTAATGACCTTCAGGTAATTATTGCAATAACTATGATCGCTATTGGCGGCTCACTTTGGTACGATCGTCATTATTTCTTTTGGCCGCCTAATTTGCAAAGCGCGCTCAATGACTGGCGAATAGATATTTTTATTTTGCTAGTTGGCATAGTGCTATTTTTTGCTACTGCATTTAGACCTGACGATACCTTATTAATTCGTACGCTTTTAGTAGTATGTGGAGGTATTGTATTAGGCTTGGCATTCTTGCAATTAGGACACATTATCTTTACATCTGAATTCAGAATGGGACACACCGTCATTGGCGATGTAGTCCTTTTTCTTTTGATTTTGCATGTAGCTCATGATCGCTAGGAGGTGCTTCGCTTGCATGTAGACCTAATTATCGGTGCTCTTGGAACATTCTTAGGAGTGCTAATAACTGCATATAACGCATATCATAAAAACAAGCGAGATACTTTCCAAGATATTGTCGAAGAATTAAAAAGCGAACGTGACGATTACAAGAAACAGGTTAAGCATCTACAAGAAGAGAATGAAAAATTGAGAGAGGAATTACGAAAATGAGATTAGATATTAATTTAATTTGGGCAATTGTAGTTTTATTAGTAGCTGGAATGGCTACTGCTTACAGCATGAATAAGCAGAAATTGGAAAAATTAAAGCTCACTCACCCTAAGCTTGCGACAGTTTTAGAAACAGCAGGCGAGTTAGCTTTAAAGGCAACTACTTATCAAGCATCCCTTGACGATAAAGAGGGATCGAAGAAACTTTATGATGCAACAGATGAGGTCTTTTACCAATTGCAAAAACTCTATCCGAATCTTCCAATTGATAGAGCAACTGTAAGAAACATTGTTCAACATGAGTATGAAAAGCTTGTAGCTGATTCAAAGAAAGAGGCTTAATAAATGACGCAAACAATTGAAAATCGAGCTTATGGTGTTGATGTATCTAGTTTTAATAATGCAAATGTGACTGAATATACAAACGCTGGGGCTAATTTTGTTCTTGTAAAAGTATCTGAAGGCTTAGACTATCGTAACCCTAAAGCTAAAGCGCAAGTAGATAGTACTAAGCAAAATAATGTGGTACCAATGGGTTACCACTATGCTCACTTTGGTGCTGATAGCAACAGAGCTGTTCAAGAAGGAAACTATGCTATTAGTTCTGCTAAGCTAGCAGGTGTAGTTGTAGGATCTTTTTTAGCTTGTGACTATGAGCAAGGCAGTGGAAACGAAACTGGAGGAGATCGTGAAGCTAATACGACGGCAATTCTAACTTTCTTGGATACTATTGTGAGTGCTGGATATAAGCCTTTACTATATTCAGGCGCTTATCTTATGAAAAATAAAATTAATACTTCTAGAATTCTAGCCAAGTATCCTGATTGTTTATGGGTAGCAGCATATAATGGTAAAATAGCGAATGACGCGAATTTTGGCTACTTCCCATCAATGGACGGAGTAGCGATCTGGCAATTTACTGACAATTGGAAAGGCCTGAGTGTGGACAGTAATATTGCAGTTAAGTCTTTAAAAATTGATGCTAATGTAAACAAACCAGTATCACAACCAGTTAATACTTCCACACAGCCTAAGACATGGACCGATGTACAAGGAATGACTTGGCATGAAGAACATGGTACTTTTATTACTGGCGGAGCAATCAACCTTAGATGGGGTGCTAATACACAAAGCACACTAATTGCTACTTTACCAGCAGGCTCAGAAGTTAAATATAATGCTTGGGCTAGAGATAATGCTGGACGTGTATGGTTACAACAACCACGCGAGAACGGGCATGATGGATACTTAGTTGGTCGAGTTGGTACAGAAGCATGGGGAACATTTAAATAATTTGATATAATGGATTTGACCAAGCTAAGGAACTCTACGTGAGCTTAGCTAACGTAATCTAGTTTAGTAGGACTGGCTAGGTGCGTTCTAAATCCTACACTAATAGCCACTCTGGAGATTTCTCTGGAGTGGCTATTTTTTGTATTATTTTTTATGATTTTTATTGACAATGTACGCTAAAGCGTGTATTATAATAATTGAAAGGAGGAAAACGATACAGGATAGAAAGGAGAATTTAAGATGAAGAAAAAAAGGCATAAGAAAAAACCAAGAATAAAGATGCACTTCAAAATCAATCTTTGGTTCTTGGTTTACGAAATCTCCATTGAATGGAGCTAATAATTGAAGAGGGAGGGAACGGAACTCCCTTCCTTTTCTATATCTTCATTTTACTAAGCAAAAAGGAATTTTACAAATGAAAAATCTAAAAATTCAGAAGAAATATAACAATAAAGAGATGAAATTTGAATTTTATCCAAGAAGGTTTTTAATTGTTTTAGGTACAATAATAACTTTACTGGTTCTCTGGAAGGTGGTATTTTAAATGGCTAAAATTACAGAAGCAAGAGCTAAAGCTAATAAAAAATGGGATGAAAAAAATAAAGCTAGAAAATTATACATCAATAAACGTTCAACTGCTAAAAGCTTCATATTGAATTTAGCGACTGAAGAAGATTTAGCTAATATTGAAGAGTATGTAGCAGAAAGAAGAAAGCAATTAGGTCTTTAA